GTCATACTCTCTGCGCCCATAGCGGTGCTTGCGTGGGCAGTCGTGAGTGACGATCCGACTGCTATGGACAAGGTAAAACTTTTCTTTGACTATTTCTCGTCTCTACCTTCATGGTTCACAAACCTTTGGATCCTTGTCGTAGCGTCGATTTATGGTATAAAGGGTACACAGATTTTTAAAAACGGAGGCAAAAAATAATGCGAAAAGATTATAGACAAAATTATAGGGCGGGAACTAATCCGTTTGGAAGAAAATCTAATCTACAAAAGATAGCTGAAACCTTCGGACCTAAGAAAAAAGATAAAAAAAATAAAAAACCTACAAAAAGAATGTTTGCTAATAAAGGTGGTGGAGCAGACAGTGGTAGAATGGGTGAAATCAAAAGTCAAGTTACTGTTGCAGCAGATAAGATTAGAAAATTATTTGAAAAAATGGAACCAGGTGGAAGAATGTCTGAAAAAGACAAAGAAAGATTAATTGAAAGACTTAAACAACAAAACGATCCAAAAACTTTACCAAGAGGATTAAAAATAGATACCACAACAGGTGAAGGTGCAAACATGATAAAAATGGCTAAAGGTGGTTCTGCTAAAAAGAAAAAGAAATTTCCTGATATGTCTGGAGATGGTAAAGTAACTATGAAAGATGTATTAATGGCAAGAGGTGTAATACCTAAAAAGAAAAAAACTAAGAAGAAGGTAATCTAATGACTAAACTATGTCCTAGAGGTAAAGCCGCAGCAAAAAGAAAATTTAAAGTTTACCCCAGTGCATATGCGAACGCATACGCTAGTAAAATTTGTGCAGGAAAAATCAAAGACCCAAGTGGTGTAAAGAGAAAAGATTTCAAAGGACGTAAACCAGCTATGGGTGGTGGCATGATGAAACGTGCATCCTATATGGGTGGTGGTTTAACTGAAGCAACTGCTAGATTAAAAAGACAAGGTTTAAAAGCTGGATCTGTAGCTAGAGGATGTGGTGCTATCATGTCTGATAGAAAGAAAAAAACTAGGATGGTCTAATGGCCGGATTAAAAGAATGGTTCAAGCAAGATTGGGTAGACATTGGAGCCAAGAAAAAAGGCGGAGGTTTTAAAAAATGTGGAAGAAAATCTGCAAGTGGATCAAAAAGAAAATACCCCAAATGCGTGCCTGCTGCAAAAGCCGCCCGAATGACAGAATCGCAAAGGCGTTCTGCGGTTGCGAGAAAAAGAAGTAAAGCACAAGGTGTAGGTGGTAAGCCTACTAACGTTCCAACATTTGCAAAAAGAAAAAAAGCTATGGGTGGTGGTTTCATGGCAAGGAGAGCATCATATGTCTAGAAATGATTTTGGTTTAAGATTTGGTGAAGCTAAACAATT